CTTCGTTTGTACACCCACAATCCTTTTTCGAGGTTCTCTCCGTTCCTTACAAACAAAAAGTACTATCGGATCGGCGTAGGCACGGTGATGCCACATACGCATGTTAGTTTCAGTGGTGGGGCTAAGCTGTTAATGCCCGGATTGACCGATATAGATACTGCTGAGAAGTTTCACGGTATGACACAGTGGAGTGCTACATTGGCTACCACAGCCATATCCGGATCTCTCGATCAGTTGGTGAATTCGGTAATGAATAAAAATGGAGATCCTATTGATGTTTTCGTTGGCGATCCAGGACCAGTTCATGATGATGCTATCACATTGGCAAAGCAGTCATTTGCAGTCAAGATAGAACATCCACGGGCCAATATGGTTATCCTTGAACCAATCTTTAAAAACATGGATTTTCTACAGTCAATGAATGCATTCAAACTATTTGAGTCTGCTGATATATTGATAGATGGTGGAGAGGTTGTATTGAAAACACCGGCACCAGATGGAATCGGAGTGCATTATATTTTTCAACAGCCCAACGGAACCAAACCGGTAAAATTTGATTTCTGGGATTTATTCCCACAAAACCTTAGTAAGTTTAATGTTTGTTGTCCTACTGTTGGCAATGCTGCAGTGCAGGAGTATTTTAGTCGAGAGGTATTTGTAAACGATGACATTGCTTATGATGGACTACTGGTAAGATATATTGGACCTGACGTAATGATAGGAGTAGAATGAGCACATATAAATATAATCTTGAAGCGTTAAGAAAGCGTTATCCACAATTAGCAGAACAGGTAGAGAAGGTTAAGGATGATTATAGCGTTAAGGTGGTAACCACAAAAGACCGGAGTTGTCCAACGTGTATGGTTAAGCGTGACGGTAAGGAATGGTTGCTTCACTCAAAGGAAGAGCCAAGGAAGGAGGCTGATGCATTTATTAATGTAATCACCAATTTTACTGATCCAAGGATTATTGTTATTTCTGGGTTTGGTTTTGGTTATTACTTCGATTCTATCTTTAAAAAGTATGCAAGTACAGTGTATAAGTTTATAATAATAGAAAATGATGTTCAGTTGTTTAAGAAGTATTTACAGACACAGGTTACAAAATTCAAAGACAACGCTGGAAATGATATAAGTATTTTTGCCAACAAGCATGTTGACTTTATTGTTGGAGTGAAACCTGATGAAGTATATCCTCATATTGTAGATATTTTAAATTCACAGGATTTAAAAACAAGTCTTTCGTCAACGTATTTTATAGAACATCCTATCCTTGTAAGATTTAATAAGGCATATTATAAACAGGTATGGGAAGAGATAAGGAGGGCAGGAACTGAAGTGCTTAGTCTTTATGGTAATGATCCAGAAGATAGTTGGCTTGGCATAGACAATATGCTTATGAACATAGATACAATAACAAAGAATCCTGGAGTGAAATATACTGAGGGAGCGTTTGTCGGTAAACCAGCTGTTATTGTTGCTACCGGACCATCTCTGAATAAGAACATAGATTTACTGCCAGAACTGAAAGATAAGGTCGTGTTCTTTGCCGCAGATGCCTCCCTCAATACTTTCACCAAGCACGATCCACCGATTGTCCCAGACATTGTTCCATCGTTAGAAAGGAACTTATCTACATGTAATCACTTCAACCAGATCAAGGACAAGACAATCATGAAGGATATCTGGCTTGGAGCGTGTCCCGTTGTTAAGCCCCAGGTATATGATGCATGGAAAGGTAAGAACATGATTGTCTATCGTGACTTTGCCCACTTCAGATGGCTTAAGATTGAGAAGGGTATTCTCAATACTGGCAAGTCTGTAACCAATATGGCATTTTCTATAGCAGAGTTTATGGGATGTGATCCAATAGTGTTGGTTGGACAGGATCTTGCCTTTGCACCAGATGGAGAGACCCATGTTAAGGGAGCAGATCACGCTAGAGATGGTATGAAGAAGAGTCCACTGATAAAAGCGAAAGCCAAAGTAATGGGCAATAATGGACAGATGCTCGACTCCCTGGAAACCTGGGTTGGAATGCTCAAAAGATTTGAATATGATATATCTAAGTACAGTGGAGTCTGCATAAACGCCACTGAAGGGGGTGCTAAGATAGAGGGCACTGTACTTATGACACTGCAGGAGGTTATCGACAAATATGTAAAAGAACCATTTTATCCTGCAAAGAAGCTTGACGAATTGCTTATATATCCAACCGAAGAAGAGATTGCCAAAGACAAGGAAACGGTAAATAAGGCCATAGGTGATGGAATTGAATATGTTAAAACATCTATTATCAAAATAGATAACGTACTCAAGACTATTGATGATGCATTTGGTGAGATTCTCAAAGGTGGATTTGACGGGCAAAAAGTTATTGATGTCTTAAAGCATTTGGCAGACGAGGAAGGTGCGATTATAAACGATCCCATGTGTTATCCTGTTGCAATGCACGTAATTCAATCACACTGCATTAAATACAAGAACATAGGAATGCAGATTTCAAGGGAATATCCAGAAAGAGAACTGTCCTACAAAGCACATCTTCTCAGGAACGCTGAATTCTTTGAAGGTCTTAAAATCTTATATAGGCTGATAGATGACGGAATCGCAGAAGCCCTTGGAAGCACCGAAGGGTAAAACATGTAATAAGTGTAAAGTTATTCTTTGTGGTGACAATTGGTATCCGGCAGATATCAAACGCTACAGGTATGTGTGTAAAAGCTGTAAGGGTTTGCAGTTTGAGAAGTTTAAGACCGGTGAGACAATACGCATTGAGGGTGATGACTATTTTATAAATGCGGAAAGCCTTACAACTGAGCCAAAGATTCACCTAACAGAAACAGGGGAGATGAAGACCGGTGAGCTTTTGGTTAAGATGCTTATGGATACGGAAAACTATCGTATCATAAGAATGAAGAAAATCATGATAAGTTCTAGTGTTGAACCTAAAGTAAAAATAGACTCTATCCTATATCTTCTTCAGTCTTATAGGGATCTTGACGCTAAGACCGCCGTATCTGTGGTTAATACTGCAAATGCTGTTTTGTCAAATTCTAATGTTCCAGAGGCCGACAGGGTTGCACTTGCTAAGAAGTTAAGATCGTTCATTGGTATTCAGAGACCGGGAAGATCAGATAAGGACGATGTACCAAAGACATTTGAGGAACTGAAAGATACTGGAATGATTGAGGTGGAGGAGCGTTGACGGGGTGGTACGAGAAAATGGGATGGGGTGACAGAGTAAAGTGTATAGTATGTGGCAGAAAGAAGATAGAATATTCTTATGGCAAGCATATATGCTATAAGTGCTTTGATATGATAGCCAAGAAAAAATATATTAAAAAGGTGAAGAAGGATGGATGAGGAATTTTATTGTGATTTTTTTTGTGGGTGTTTATTGGTAGCGGGTGTTATGGCTTTCTTTATTTTCATCGTTGCACTTATTTTGATTTTCTGGGGAAGTATAGCTCTCATTGTTACCTGGTGTATAAAATCTCTGGTTATGCTATTTATATAAAGGGAGGAAAATGATGGAATTTATTAAAGTTGGTGGGTTGGATGTAGAGGTTATAATGGGCGACAGGAATAGTGTTGGAGATATTGGCAATAGGGGATGTGCAAATACAAAGCAAGGCAAAATCTGGATAGACAATACAGTGTCAAAGAAGCAACAGGAGGAAGTGTTACTGCATGAGATTATTGAGTATATAAACGCTGAATATGACTTACAGCTAACCCATACGCAGATTAGTTCACTTGGAATGGCTCTTTACCAATCTCTTGGAGAAAATTCAATTAAGACATTAAAATGCAAATAGACATAGCCAAACTAAGCAACTATGATTACTATTCAAAGAACCTGCTCTACATTCAGGCGGGAGAGGGATTGATTCGCTTTGACTATGAATCAAGATTTGTGCAAAAGGATATAAATCGTATATGGAATGAAAGAAGGGCAGAAGGCAAACCTGTTCATCTTATTGTTCTTAAGGCGAGAAGGCATGGAGTCTCTACTTATGTTCAGAGCAGAATGTTCCATGGATGTCACACTAATTCTCACAGGCAGGGTATAACGATATCAGCCGACGAAGACGGGTGTTCATACATCCATCAGATGTCTCATCTATTTTATGAGTGCCTTCCACCGGAACTACAACCAATCACTAAGTTAAAGAGTAGCAAGAAGTTATCTTTTGATATCCCCAAGTCAATGATGATGAAATCCAGGGGAAAGATAAAGGGACTTAAATCGTCAATGAAGGTTGTGCCAAGTCACGAAAGAGCTGGTCTCTCTACGGGCTGTCACTATATCCACATGAGTGAGTATTCTCACTATAGAGATGCTGACGCAGTACGTAAGGCCGTTATTCCGACAGCGTTTAATGTGCCGGATAGTTTTGTATTGATTGAGTCTACCGCTAATGGGATGGTAGGCCGTGGAGAGGCCTTTTATGATGAATGGAAAAGAGCGATAGGCGGGAAGAGTGCATTTGAACCGTTGTTCTATAGTTGGTTACAGCACGAAGATTATGTAAAGCCATTCTTTTCTAAGGATGAAAAAGATGAGATCGTGGACACGATGTCAGATGATGAGAAGGAACTTATATCTGGCCATAAGGCTACCATGGAACAGCTCAATTGGAGAAGACATCAGATTCAGTTTCTTGGTGGAGCACTTATAGACCAACTTAGTCTACAGTCTGACGTTGAAGCATTTCATGAGCAATATCCCACTACACCGGAAGAGGCTTTTATTGTCAGTGGTAATCCTGTATTTGACCGTGGAAAACTAAGAGAGTATAAACGTAGCGTTAAAGAACCAATATGGACTGGGGAGATTCATGAAGATAAAATGATGTCTGATATACTCGGTCATTTTAAGGTGTGGGAAGAACCGATAAGGGGAGCCAAATATGTCATGGCAGTGGATGCCTGTTCCGGAGAACCTGGAGCCACAGACTTTGGTGCGATAGAAGTAATGAGGGTGATGAACGTAGAAAAAGATGGACTCGTTGCGCTGCAGGTTGCAGAGTGGCATGGTAAGGTAGCCTCTGAATATCTTGGACATGTTGCTGTATATATAGCAAAGAGATACAATAACGCAATTGTTGCTCCAGAGATATTTGGCTATGGTACTGCAGTGCTGTCTGAGATACAGAGGATGGATTATTGGAACATTTATGAAAGACATGTTATTGATAACATCAACCGGAAATCCACCACAAAACTAGGCTGGAAGACCGATGCCACAACCAAACCTTACTTACTGACCTTTGGTAGATATTGTATTAATCAGGGGCTGGTGATTATAAATAGTGAACCCCTGGTAGATGAGATGATGATCTACATGAGAGAAGAGGGTGGTAGTGGAGCAAGTGCATATGGGTCTGGAAAAGACGATAGGGTTGATGCTCTTCTAATATGTTTACGTGTGGTGGATTCAGAGTATAACATGGAGAACGTAGAGAGTATAGGAATACAAGATCCTGTTGGTGAGCAGGGAAAGTTTGTTGATAAGCTGAGACAGGATGACTTTAATCCAAGAGGCAAAACAGACAAAAAACATTGGTTGGACTTATGAAGATTGAAGAACTGGATGATAGTCTTTGTTATACCATTGAATGTGGATGGAATAAAAATGATGAGTGTACCTGTACCGATACGTGGAACAGTGAAAAGGTAATGGGTTCATGTAGGATGTTATCGAAAGAAAAGGGTGTGGTTTATGACGAATGGAAAGAAGACCTTGAGAACGGTAAACTAAAAAAAATAGGTGGAATATATGTTGAATGTTACTCTGATTGTATGTGGGTTAGTTCATGTGGTTTCTGTTGTCATTATGATCTAAGGGGAGCGAAGGCAGAGTGTACTTCAAGAAGAGACTGTGTTAGTATGAAAATAGAGAGGATAAATGAACTACAAGACAGAAAATAGAATATGTGATATATGTGGTGGCAATAAGTTTACAGAATTGATAAGAAAGCATCCATGGTCTAAGACATATCTTATTAAAGAGGGGGATAAGGCGTATCACGATGTAGATGTCATGTGTGATAAGTGTGGACTTGTCATGAAAAATCCAATGCTTACCGAGGAATCGTTGTGTGAGTTTTATTCGGGAGCATATATTGCTATGTACAAACCTGGAAACGTAGACCAGATAAGTAGAACAAATCTTATGGACGAGATGGTTAATGGCGTTCACAGATTAGATTGGTTAAGTGATATAGGATATGACCTTAATGGCAAGAAGGTGTTAGACATAGGATGTTCCATTGGAATGTTTATGCATAGCATGGAGAGCTTTGGAGCAGAGGTGACTGGAGTTGAACCGGACCAAAGAAACTGCAAGATAGCTGGATCTCTATTTGGATATGAACCTCACAATGTCTCCTTTGGGAAGTTTTTTACCAAAAAGAAGTATGACCTTATCACTATATGTGACACTCTTGAACATACATATTCTCCGAGAGAAATGCTTGTCAGGGCCAAGGCAATGTTAAGGAAGGGCGGTAAGATACTTGTTGAGGTGCCAAGTGTTTGGTATCCATATCCAGTGATATCAATAGAAGCATTTTATTCTTCAGCCCACACCTATACGTTTTCAGGGTTAACCTTATTAAAGCTGTTTGATTTGTGTGGTCTTGGAGCTGGATATTTTGACTATCGTGGACACAATAAGTGCATGTTGGCTCTTGTTGGTGAGTCTGATCAGGCTGTATCAATAAGGAATGAGCTTGACGATAGGGTTGCGTTGGTTACTCTATATAAAAATCTTGCAGATTTAAACAGTGAATTTACTACCAAAACAGAGAAAGATGTTCATGAACTTATTAAGCAATATCCAATGTTTAAAAACTACATATCCATCAGGTTCATGTCGTTTTTTATTCAACAGGGGAGATTTGATAAGGTCATAGAATTACAGGGAAATTGGCAGGATAATCAAATAGAGAACCGTGATGCCAATGAGGGAACCATGCTACTCCTGGCTGGATTTGCCTTCAAGGGTATGGGAGATATGGTGCTGGCTAAGAGTTTCTTTGAAGCCGTTGTAAAACAATCTCCAAGATTAACTCAATATAACTTTATAAAAGAGATGTTTATATCTGGAATAATTCCAAAGACAGATATGGTGAGATGTAATGCATTTGCAGCGGAGGCAGGATTAATGGAGATATAACACGACCTTATACGACTTTTCTTGACAAATAGGAAAAACTATGATAGTATAGGCTTTTTAATACGATAATATTGAGAGCCTATGCCAGAGATTAGTAAAAATCGGTAACGGGGATATGAAGCCATATCCTCGTCTTTTTTTGTCCAAAACAAGCTGGAGGTTTTATGTCAAATCGTTGCACCGCAAAGAAAAAGAACGGAGAACAATGTAAGAAGTTAGCCACCGGAGATAGTGATTATTGTCATTCTCACTTAAAAGAAGAGAAGGATAGTAGGATCAATGAGGAGCGTATTAAGGAGCTTAATGCGGCAGTTAACACCTTACTTGAGGCACTTCCACCCGGAGTTAAAGTTGATTGGGAAATGGCAAGCAAGGATCACGGTGTAAAAGATATTGGAATCTATGTACTTGGGATCTTTAACCGGCTGTATAAGTCAGTTGATTATTATAACCCGGACATTGAACCTGAGTGGGATTCTGGTATTGTGGGATATACAGAGAGCCTAATATGCCAAAACTGTAAGAAAATCATAGAAGTACCTAAAAACTTAAAGCAGATTTATTGTTCTAACCAATGTGCAAGGGAAGACAGGCTTAAGAATAAAACCGGTGTTATACAGCCGAGCAATATTGACCGTGGATCTGAATCAGATAATGATGGCAAGGAATGGGAAGCAGAACAAAAAAGAAACTATGAGAGAGTAAGCAATGTCTAAGCCAAGGGAAGTTGTTGGAACAAGCGAAGATAGTGTAAAGAAGTTTCTTGGTAAGATTGACCATGAAATGGACGAATATAAAGAAAATTATGTTTCCAAGAAATGGGAGATAATACCAAAGTTCTATCTTGGTGAGACACACTGGAACGATAATAGACCATCCCATAAGATCTCTCCAATTCTCAATTTCCTCCGTGGAGCCATAGAGAGAAAGACTTCTCTTATGACAGATAACAAGCCTTTCATGGAGATCCTACCATATAACGATGCAATACAGGACGTAGCCGATGCCATTCAGAGCATCATAGCCGCTAAGTGGTCGGAGCAAGCCCTGGATATGACACTGACAGACATAGTGTTTTATGCAGAACTATTCGGAGCCTGTGGGGCAAATACCCTATTCGACAATACGCTGCAGTGGGGTAAGGGTGATATCACAGTTCATGCCATTGATCCAAGAAACCTCAATTTTGATCCAATGGTCACCGCAACACAATACATTGACCAGGCAGAATATATAAGAGTTGAGCAGATACAGGCAACATCCCTCCTGAAGCAAGTCTATAAAAACAATAAGTCAGAGATAGAGGCAGATGCTCCCGCTGTCCTCGCAAGGGGAAGAGAGAAGGGTCAGTATGGAAGAACCATCAGAAAGGTTCTTTCAGGCCAGAGTAATATGGGTGCGATTAAGCGGTCTATTGTGAAAGAGTATTGGATTCAGGATCGTACTATGTCTAGAGGGAAAATGAAGTATCCCGGAGGAAGGCATATCATTACCGCCGGAGGAGCAATTGTTGAAGATAGTAAGAATCCCTATTGGGATGCCAGATTCCCAATTGACATGATAGATTGGCACAGGAACCCAGATTCTGCATGGGGTCAGGGTGAGATAGTCGGGCTTATGGAGTTACAGAGACTTCTTAATAAGCTTGTAGCTCTCATAGCAGAGAATGCCATGTTGATGACCAATGCTATATGGATTGGTGATGCCAACGCACTTGAAGATAAGCAATGGAATGATCTGGATAATATTCCAGGACTCAAAGTTAAGAAGAGACCAGGATCATATCTGGAGAGAGAATCGGGTAAGCCATTACCTCAGAGTGTGTTTCAGATCATAGCATACCTTGAGGGTGCAATAGAGAAGATATCGGGTAATACGGAGATAGTACAGGGCAGCACTCCGGGAGAAGTAAAGTCAGGTGTTGCCATCGAAGCGTTACAAACAGCTGCAATGGCTATTATCAGGCTCAAGTCCAGGATGTTAGAAGCGTTTCTGGAGAGAGTTGGACAGAAGATGGTGGCTAGAATATTTCAGTTTGAGACAGATGACAGGCTTATGTGGCTGGTAGGTGGAGATCAAGATTTTCAGAAATTTAAGTTTTTTAGAAAAATGCTTACCGATAAGAAGTACTTTCCTAAAGGTCCTAGAGAGGCGTGGAAAGATTTCCTGTTTAAGATTAGACCTGGATCATCTCTTGCCATGAACAACTGGCAGAAGTCTATGATAGCAATGCAGCTCTACAGTGCACAACCTAAGCCATTGCTTGATAGACAGGCAGTTCTTGAGACCATGGATTGGCCTGGAAGAACAGACATTCTCAATAGGCTTGAGGCTGAAGAAGCTGAGATGATGAAGGCACAGATGATGATGCAGCAAATGGGTTCTGGTGGTCCAATGCCCGGTGCGGGGGGACCTGGTGGGTCAAATGCTAAAGTAGCTGATGTCAATAGCCCTCACGCAGCCCAATCTATAACAGAAAGTCAAACTAAAAACATCGGATAATATAATGTCAAAAGAGAAAGTACCAACTACTACCACATCTAAGAGACCAACAACCACTACGACATCCAAGCGACCAACAAAGAAAAAATTACAAGTTAGGGAATGGAGTAAGACTCCACTTAAAGATCCCAAGACTGGTAAAAAAATACAATGGCACAAGATAAAGAAGTAGGTAAATAGGCAAGACTGGCACAGCCAACACCAAGCCTATATTTTATTAACACAGCGGATCTTCTGAAACAAGCTCAGGCCTTTCGGAATAAATCGGCAAGGAGGAAACAGATGGCATCAGCAGCGAGTACAGATACTACCGTAGCTAGTAGCGGAGCAACAGATACCACTACTATAACTGCGACCCAAACCAATGTGGACATGGATAATCTTTCACCTGAAGCTAAAGCTCAAGTAGAGAAACTACGGAAGGGTTTTCAGGCAGACTATACAAAGGATAAACAGGCTCTTGCAGAAGATCGTAAAGCATTTGAAAAAGAGAGAGAGTTTGCCAAAACGTGGTCTGAATGGTATGGAAAAAATCAATCCGGAATAGAAGAGTTTACTAAGTATCAGGAAGAGAAAGACTCCAGAGACGCAGCTGACGACGATACTCTTGATGACGTTGGGAAAGTTGAAAAGAAGATATTGAAGCAGGTTGGAGACGTAGAAACCAATCTTACAAACACTGTTAATTCATTGTCTGATATTTATCTTGATATGATGGATATTAAGGTGGCCGATCCAGAAGCAGACACTCGTAAGATTTTAGATACTATGAGGAAGGAAGGCATATCAGATGTAAGGCTGGGATACAATCGAACCTACGAAAAGAGACTTACCCAAAAGAAGATTGATGAAGAGGTTACCAAGCAGCTAAAGGATAGGGACGATAAAGAGAAGGTAAATGTGCTCAACACAAAGAGGTCATCTGGACGAACAGTACTTAAGGTTCAACGAAAATAAATCTCGTTCGGAGGAAACATAAGAAATGAGTACACAAAATACAGAAGAAATTGATGCTTTTGTAAGGGATGAAGTTCTTCCAGAAGTGGAATCGCAGATCATCCTGAACAATGCATTACTCGCAAGGTTAGAATCAAAGGGCAAATACATTGCAGATTCTGGTGAGAATATCAGAACCGGTGCAAGGTATGAGTACCTTCCTGGTGGAGCGTATGCCAGGGGAACTAAGTTTAGTACTACGCAGAAAAAGACCGTGAAGGAATTTATTCA